CTGCCTTGAGTATCTTGTACCTGTGCGCCTGCTGGTGGCTTCTGTGGGCCTCCTGCTTGTGGTGGACCTGCCTGTGGTGGTGGAGCTGGGGGTGGATTCTCAGCTTTAAACTTTTTAAGAACCTCAGCTTGAACTGCAGCATCAGCCATATTATTGACCAGCTTGTCAGGATCAAGATCCATAGACTTAGCAATCTCACGCACAATATAATCCATTTTAGCAAAAGGAGCTAGTACAGGGTTTTGTACAACACCAAGGAATTGCATTAAGCGTTGGCTACGTACTTCGTTAGCCATAAGACTTTCAGTACCACGGGCTTTAACTTCAAGATCACCTTTGATCTCTTCATCATAGTCAAACTGCATGTTGAAGTTAAAGAATGCTTTGGCTAACGGTGCTAGTAGATAATCATCTACGTTCTTTACTACATTTCGTATAGAACCATTAGCAGCAGACATGAGCATAGAAATGCCAGAAGCTGTACGTCCGACACCTGATACTCCTGTTTGTCCGTGAGCAAAGCTTGGGAACCCTGTGGATTCATCAGCTAGTACTCTTGCCTTATCAAACATCTGCATGTTCTCATTGGATACGTTAGGGAACTTAGTACCAAAGATAGCCTGTCCGGGTGCACCACCTTGACGACGAAAGACTTTACCCGGATATACAGAAAGGTCTTGACCCGGAACTAAGTTAGTCTCATCTACTTCAATCAGCATATTGCCTGACAGTGCAGCATTGTCCACAGCCATACGCATAAAGCCATTCATGAGTGTCTGAGTGTCATCCATGTTCTCAGCAATGCCCACACCAAAGAGGCTGTAAGGAGTTACTTCATATGGTACTGCATAATAAGGAATGATAGAAGGAGTGAATGGGTTCATAACTAAACGCAATACCTTATTATTACATACCCAGATGTTTACACTAACTTGATCCATGTCAGATAACTCAGAGGGTACATCTACATCATGTCCCTCAAGAACATCTGTGTCTACACTACCCCAGAACTCAAGGACTTCAAAGCGTTCTGCTTTAGACTCCTGAGCATCATCTTCCATTGCCTGTTCCCACCATTCTTTAACGTAGGACTCTCCTGATTCTATAGCAGAATCAATAGCATTAGCTCTAAAGAAAGGACGTTTTTTAAGTCCTCTCATTTGAGAACGAGACATCTTGTGACGTTCTACAACATACTCAGCTTCATCCATGTTAGCTGCATCAGGGTCAGGGTAGAAGTTCCAGAGAGATACACTGGAAGTTTGTGGTATAGTTTTAATTACAGGAGAATACTCACCAGTGTCAGACCAGTTAGGATACTCTTTGTCTATAGCAAATGGACCCTTCATAACGCCTGTACCAAATAGTGCACACTCAAAAGCAGTTACACGTAATTGTTTATTAGCATTAGATTCTTCTAGTTGGTCATGAATTTTCTTTTCCATTTTTTTAGCTGAAACCATTGCAGGATGGAAAGTAACTTGTGTAGGTGTAGTTCCAACACCCTCTTCTAGTTGGTCTATTACCGGCTCTAGTTTTTCTGTTAAACCAGCAAGACGTTCTTTAAGTTCGGGCATAGTCTCACCTGGAAGAAGCTTACTTTCTTCTGCCGAAGGTGGTCTAGCTTTTTTAATCTCTTCATTAGATTCAAAATGAACTGCTTCTGCTACGCCTTCAGGAAGTATCGTAGGGTCTACAGTAATAGGAAACTTATTGTTGCCAAAGAGTACTTCAATAATTTGACCGTATGCAGCAAGAACTTTAGTCTTAGTTACTTTGACAAAGACTTGTGACTTCTCAGTAGAAGTAAACTGTACTTCAGGACCATAGATACCACGGTAGTTTCTATATGCTTGAATCCAGCGTGTCTCTTCTGTCTCACGTGCATCAGAAGCTTTCTTGTAGTGTTTCTGGACCAGACCTACAATAGTACCTGCAAGTGGATCACTATAAGTATCTTCTTTCATGTCTTCTAAGGCACTGGCATCTTCAGTGTCCATTATCATGCTTTCTTCAAAAATATCTTCTTCGTCCATATTATTTCCTTAATAACCGAAAGTCGGATCGCTTGCTTGAAAGCCACTGTTTTGTGAGGCTGGGTCAAAATCAAATAGGCTGCTTCGTGGTCTTGTCATTACACCATACCGCAAAGCATCATATAGGTGATCTTCTGAATGTGTATCTACGTCTTCTGGGTTGTTCTTATCAAGTGGTAGTGCAGGTATCTGTGATATAGTATTACTACAAGTATTAAAAAAGACTAGCCTTGGTTCTTCCGTAAAGTCATCTACTTGTAATCGTCTATGTATCTCGTTCTTACCAGAAATCCTAGAGCCTCTTGACCTGTCTGCAGGTCTCCATCGGCAACCCCGCATGATCATCTGTTCAGCTAGGCTTGGGCCTGTGTCTCCACGCTTGTGCCACAAGGATGAGTCAAGGACTCCATAACGCATCTTCTCCTCACCCTCAGCTTCTAGTATCATATCAGCCAGGTCAGTAGCTATAACCTTTGAGCAGTACATCTCTCTGTAGACTATGAGCTGCTCATCAGGTGCTACTGCTATCCAAACAACCCCTGAGTAAGAACCGTATCCATAGTCACATGCTCTAAACCTTGCCCAACCTTTGGGTATATCAAAAGGTTCAATGACGTGTATGTTTCTGTTCCACTCAGGGAAAGCTGCACCTTCATTAACATCCCAGTTGCCTTCTAGTAGTTGCTTACGTTGGTGTTCTGGTAGTGATAGTAGGTTAGCTTCATATAGTCCATCATCTGATAGGTAGGGGTTATCAAACAAAGTAGCAGGGATAAACTTACGTTTAAATAATGGTTGACCTTCTTTAGTGTGTCCTTTGGGCCAAGAGATACGTTCACCTGTCTCAGGATCAGTAGCATCAAAGCTTGTGTTGTGTGGTGCTGGATCTACAAAGGTTTTCTTAACCCATTGATGCCCAGCTCCTCCGGGGTTAGTTGTAGCTCTTTGGTATAACTCTAAGCCACTGTTCTTAGTTGTCCGAAGACGTGATCTCATATAGTTCCAAGGATAAGGGCTAGGCCATTGTGTAAGTTCATCAAAACCAATCCAGTTAAAAGCTTGCCCTTGATACCTTTGTACATCATCATCCCTATCTAGATATGATAACCATAGAGTAGCACCACTGGGAGCTACCCACGTCTTATCCCGTTCCATAAACTTAATCCCCGGCACGGCTTTAGGGTAGAGTTGTTTGGAGACTGAGATAAGTTCTCTGAGTTCTTCTGTGCTTCTCCGTACCAGCAACATAGAAGATAGTGAATTATTAAAATACCTAACAGGATCGGCCAACATAGCAAAAGACTTACCACCACCAGCCGCTCCACCGTATAGTACCTCCTGCTCTGATGCAGACAAAAAGTCTGTCTGTGGTCCCGGATTAGGTTGAAATATTATCTCTTGAGCTTGCTCAACCTCTATCGGCTGTGGCTTCACGGTTGCGGGTATCGGTACGTTCTCTGGCTCCGATACGGTTTCTTTCAAGGGTTTCTGCTTTGTCCGCCGCTTCTTTGTAGCGTTGAGCGTAATACTGTTGCGTTGAAGCTTTTGCTTTACGTTGTCGTTCAAGTTTAACTCTTTTCATTAGACCCACGTGAGAAATATATCTACCAGACTTTTCACTCAACCAGTTAGCTACATCTCTATAGCTGTATTGTTTTAGAAACTTCTTTGCTTCTTCTAGTGTTTCTAACTCTTCTGGGATAGGTAATAGTATATCACCATCATCAGGGTCTTGTCTATAGCCGAATGGAATTATTCTGCCCACTCTAACAACAGATAGCCATTCATATCCATTTCCAACCATTTCAGGTTTAGGTAGCTTCCAAGTTTTATTAACTTTCATTATTTTTAGGAGGTAGAATAAACACAGGGCTTTCAGCTTTGACTTCAATCTTGTCAGTCTTAACGAAACCAGCTCTGTCAAGAAAATCTTTAGCTGCTGCCATCTTTTCTTTATTGCCAAGATCAGTAGGGTTAGTCATTACTTGCATCATGGAGTAGGCTGCACGACTACCTGCAGAAGCAATAAACTTCTTAGTGAGGTCAGCAATCTCATCCTGTAGTACAGCAGTAATAGTTGTGGAGGACACAGTGTCAGCATAACCTGCAAGACGTTTAGCCCTCACAGGATCACCCTGTGCTGACTCAAATAGTACGTCAAGGAATAGTTGTTGTTTTTCAGTAAGTTTTCTCATTCGCACTCACATTTCTGGCAAGGACATTCACGATTCAATACTGCACACATAATACGTTTAAAGTAGTTCTTCATGTTTTCTTCCTATAAGGTTTTACTTTGGCTGCAACTTTCTTCGGTTGAGCCACAAACTGCTTACCCGCAACAGTGCCTTTTCGTTTGGCTCTAGTAGTGGAAGCATACTCAGAATCACTAAGAGACTTAATAGCCTTCTTAGGTAGGTATCTTTCACCGGTGGCCTTTGGCCCTTGTGTTGAGGGCTTGCCACTCTTTGTAGTCCACTTCTGCTTAGTCCAAGACTTAAGACTTTTTTGACTTTTTGCTAGGGCCATCGTGTACTTTCTGTACTGCAAAATTAGCAGTAAGACTTGCCCCTTTGTGAGGTACAAACT